GTTTGGGCTAAAGATAAAGAAGGTAATACCTTACAAAAACCAACAGGGCTACATCCGGATTGTATAGATGCGGCACGCTATATTTTAACCGATCAATTAGAGAACCCAAATAAAGGCGAGTATTATATTTATTAAAAAAAGTTTGTTAGTTAATAAAAAGTTTATATCTTTGAGTATAATTAAAAACAAAGACAAATGGAAACTAAAATATTTTATACGGAAACGGGATACGATAGAACAAGCTACATNTTTTTTGAGATGAGAAAAGAAACAAAATGTTTTTATTACTTAGAAGCTATTGGAAAACATAACAACGAATATGGCGTTAATCCTGATAGAACTAAAGTTACGGGAACAGGATTTAGAATTAAAAAAGACAACAAACGTTTCATACAATGGAAAGGACAATCTTTAAAAGAAAATAGAAACTACACTTATACAGGAGCATAACACAAGAAATAAATAATTAAAATAAATTGTTTATTAATTGTTTATTAAATAAATAGTAGTATATTTACAAAGTAAAACAAAAACAATTAAAATTATATCAAATGACAAATTTAACAAAAAAACAATTCAATCAAGTTTTAAACTTAAAAAGCGATATTATTAAAATATCAAGTGGTAATGTAGCTTACAAATTAATGTACTATATGTATGTAAAAAAGTTAAAAACTAATTACCCTGCAATAAGACAAATATTAAATTTAACATAAGAACACAAGGGGGGCAACCCCCTTTTTTATTAACCAATAATTATATTATGGAAAACGAAATAGAGTATATAATGGTAAAAGAATTAACAAAAAAAGAAAATAGAAAGAACCTCATCAAAATATTTGGCGGTGCTTTATTATGTGGGTTATTTGGAATTGCGTCAATGTATTTCTTTTTATTCTTTATCTTATGGGCGAATGAAATTACCGATAAAGTTGTTGGATATTTTTGATATGAAAGAAGCTTGTTGGTACGAAGAAATATACGTCGTTCAAAAACCTATAAAAGTAGGAACTAAAAAAGGAGGCTACGACGTTACCTTAAATATAGATTACAAAGGTAAGAATACGATCGAAGGAAACGAAACGTACAAACAAAATTCTAGAGAATTAGAAAACAAAATAGAAGAGGCTTATAGATACGCCTATAAGAGATTTATATTAAGAGAATAGTTTGGGCAGCTATAAATGTCTTTTTCATTTGTTTGGGGAATTAGAGGAGCTTAACTAGGTTCCTCTTTTTCTATTTATACAAATTAGGTTTAATTTTATTATATATATATGAAAGTACAAATAAACGTTCCGGATAGTTTAAAAGATATTACTCTAGAGCAATACCAAAGATTCGAGAAGATAAATACCGAAGAGAATAAAGATAGCTCCTTCCTACTACAAAAAATGATAGAGATATTTTGTAACCTCAACCTTAAAGACGTAGCTAATATAAAATACAATAGCGTTCAAGAAATAACAAACCATTTAAATAAAGTCTTCGAAGCTAAAACGGAATTAATAACTACTTTTAAATTAGGAGGTATTGAGTTTGGATTTATACCCGAGCTTGATAATATAACTCTAGGAGAATATATAGACCTCGATACTTATTTAGGCGAGTGGGATAATATGAAAAAAGCTATGAACGTCCTATATAGACCTATAACTAATAAGAATAAAAATAGATATACTATAGAGGATTATAAAAAAAACGATAATACCGAACTTCTAAAAAGTATGCCTTTAAATATCGTAATGGGATCTCTTGTTTTTTTTTGGAATTTAAACAAAGAGTTATTGCAAACTACCCTGAGATATTTGAACAAAGAAGCGAAGAAAATGAATATGGACCAGCGTCTAGTTTTGGAAGAAAATGGGGATGGCTATCCTCTATATACGGTCTCGCACAAAAAGATGTTACCAAATTTGAAGATATCACAAAATTAAACGCACATAAATGTTTTCTATACTTAGCGTTTGAGAAAGAAAAGATAGAACTAGAAAGAAAACAAATAAAAAATAAATGAAAGGATTCTATAACTTAACGGATAAATTAAAAGATACTTTACTTGCGGAACCTTTTGTTAATACGGTAACCTTTGGAAGCTTAGACGATATAGATCTAAACAAACAAACTATCTTCCCGTTGTCTCATATTACGGTAAACAATACAACCGTAGGAACTAATATATTAACGTTTAACGTTAGTATCCTATCAATGGATATAGTAGATATAAGCAAGGCGGAGACTACGGATATATTCGTAGGTAACGATAACGAGCAAGACGTTTTAAATACTCAACTAGGGTTATTAACTAGAGTTATAAATACGCTACAAAGAGGAGACTTATATACCGAACTATATCAAGTAGAAGGAGACGTAAGTTGTGAGCCTTTTGTAGATAGATTCGAGAACAAGCTCGCCGGTTGGGCAGCTACCTTTGACGTTAAAATCGAAAACGATATGACGATATGCAACTAAAAGAAGTAAATAAAACTCTTAATAAGTTCGGTAAGTACGTTGTATCTCAAGCTAGAGCGAATCTAACTAGAGGTAAAAAGAACTATACAAGAAACCTATACGAAAGTATTAACTATATACTAGAGGAGTCTAAAATAGGTCCACGTATATATTTTGAGATGGACGATTACGGTATGTTTCAAGATCAAGGAGTTAAAGGTAAAAATCCAAGTCTTGTAAAGAACGGGAAACAAAAAGCTCCAAATAGTAAATTTAGTTTTAAGAATAAAATGCCTCCTCAGAAGCCGTTATCGGAATGGGCTAAAAGTAAGAGTATAAGATTAAGAGATAGTAAAGGACAATTTAAAAAAGGAAGCTACCAAACTATAGGCTTTATATTACAAAAAAGAATATTTGCTCAAGGTATAAAACCAAGTCTATTCTTTACTAAACCTTTTGCTAAATCATTTAAGAACCTACCTCCGGAATTAGCAAATAGTTTTGGTATAGATATAGAAAAAATATTAAGTTGATATGAGTACAAAGATAAACGTAAGAAGCCCCTTTTATTTACATTTAGTCGAACCTAGTCCTCCCTTACCTGACTTTGATTGTTCGGTCGCGGGCTTAGTAGGTTTTGAAGTAGATAATCAAGGTATAATAACTTTACCTAGTCCCGCCGTTGGAGTTATAGATTCTATATCGAGCGACGACGGAGACTTTTCTAATAACAAGTTCCCTACCGAAACAACGGATACCTCGAGAACGATAAAAATAAAACTACTTATTCCTATAGGTTACGCAAATACGATTGATATCTTTTTTGAATGTCCCGTTACCGCAACGCAACCGGGAGTAACTAGCTCGGTCGTACAGCCTACGGTTTGTTCCGGTGGACCAGGTACCTCGGGAAGTATAAGCGCTCAAAGTTTATCGGTAGGCGGATCTAGTGTAGATATTGCTTTAGCGGGATTCTTTACAAGCGAAACAACATACGCTTTTTCTAACTTAAATCCTAACTTAGTAACGGCGGCGTTAAGCGGTAGTACTTTAACTTTATCGCCAAATGTAATAGCGGGATCAACTACGGTTTACGCAATAGGGAGAGACGCTAGTTATCCGACAACTTGCGAGGCTACTCAAAGTATAGCGGTTACGGTAACGGATAGTACTACGGCTTTTAGTTGTACCGCTCCAACTAATCCGGCTTTACAAGGAGGAGGTATTACTCAAGCGGGGGCAATAACAAACCCTACAACAATAGGAACTATAACAAAGATAATGGCAACCTCCGGAGGCGGAGCGATAACAAGTGTAGCGGCAAATAGCGGATCGTCGGCTCAAAACGTAACTTTGTTTTTTAATATTACGGTACCTTCGGGTTATTCAAACGCTACGGCTACCGTAGAATGTTCTACTACTTTCTCTCAACCGGGAACGACGGCTCCTACGTTTACTTGTTCTTTGGCAAACCTTACAGGTCAAGCAATAGCAAGAAACGGAGCAATATTTTTAGGATCTTCAACCCTAGGAACGGTTAAGAGTTTTACAGCACCGAGTACTCCTTTTGTAGACGTACCGACGGATACTTCAAGAACGGTAGTATATCAAGTAGAAATACCTTCGGGTTATTTAAACTCGGGATCTACAATAGATTGTAGCGTAACAATGACGCAACCGGCGACGGTAAGTATTTGTGGATCAAACAATTTCTTTATAAGTTCGGGAAAGACAACGCAGGAGGGACATTGTAACGCAGCTTACGGTGCGAATAAAGCGATAAG